GCGAAGGCGTGAGCAACAAAACCTACGAAACCGAGCACGAGCACGACGCGGGGAAGGCGGGCATGCGTGCCCGCTTCGCCAAGCTGCTCGGGTCGTTCCATCACGCCAAGCGCTAAGGCGTACCGTGCGTACAGGCGTGATCCCCAGCCCGGCGTCAACGGACGTCTATCTGCCGTTAGATCCCAATCACCCGAAGCCCGATAAGGTCACCGCCCTTATCATGGTCAACGGCACGGTGGCGCGAGACTTCCACCGCCCCGAGCGTGAGTACTTGCGCCTCACGGCGTACGACCAACGCTTCCTCCAGCGGTTCGGCATTGCGATCGGGTAGATGGCGGTTTCCCGCCTCAAGCTCGCCAACGTCCAGCCGCTGATCTCGCTGGAGCGTCACCCCTACCAGCAAGCCTTTATGGCCGCGCGCCGGTTGCGCGTCTGTGCCAAGGGCCACACCTGGGACGCGGGACAGGGCGCCTTGTGTCTGCAATGCACATTGGAAGGCGCTCGGGCGTACGGTTCCCTTCTACTTATCGCCGGCCGCCGCGGCGGCAAAACCCGCATCGGCGCCGTCTCGGTCATTGAAGAGATCGCCACGCCTAACGTCCTGTGGTGGGCGTGCGCGCCGACGTACCCGAAGCTCGAAGACTACGTCCTGCCCGCGTTCTTCAAGCAAGTCCCCAAAGCGTGGCTCGATCATCCCGACACCGACTGGGCAGAAACAGGACTCACGCTCACGTTGCCCAACCGCTCGCAAATTCAGTTCCGCTCGCTCGAAGACGAGGACCGTGGCCGCGGCCCTGGCCTCAACGGCGTGTGGATCGATGAAATCTGCGAACTCACCTTGAATCACTGGGAAACGATCTCGCCCGCGCTCGCCGACAAGGCGGGCTCGCTGATTGCGACGACGTCTCCGAAGGGCAAGGACTGGGTCTACAAAACCTTCTACGAACCGGCGGAAAAGGGCGAGCCCGGCTTCTGGGCGTGCCGCTTCACGACGCTCGATAACCCGTGGATGCAGCGGCCAGCCCAGCGGGCGTACGTCGAACGCCAGCGGCGCAACATGACGCCGCTCATGTTCGAGCAAGAGTACCTGGCGGCCTTCGTCACGTTCCAGGGCGCCATCTACGGCGATCTCGTACGCCCGTGCATCATTGAAGGCACGGAGGAAGAAATGCGCCACTACTTCCCCGAGTGGCCGAATCTCAACGCCTCACGCCAGAACGTCATGGGCCTGGACCCTGGCTTCGATCACCCGTTCGCCGCCGGCCAGTTCGTGGCCTCGCCGCATGGCCTCGTGCTCACGGGCGAGTATTTGCAGCGCCGCGCGTTCGCGTCGACCCACGCCGAGCACATCAAGGCGCTCCATCGGGACTTCGACGGCCAGATCGCCATCGACCGATCGCAGCCGCAGATGCTCCTGGAGCTCAGCCAGTACGGGATTCTCTGCGTGCCGGCCGAGAATGACGTCATTGCCGGCATCAACCGCGTGTCCGCGTGGATGCTCCGGTCCCAACGGCACCGCATCAACGATCTCCCTGGGGGCCTCGTGCTCCCGAAACGGTACGCCCGAGAGACGATCGAGTCCCTGAGTAACTACCGCTGGGCCGAAACCGTCGTCGGGCGGCAGGGCGGCTCGAAGGAAATGGTCTACAAGGTCGATGATGACGCGGCGGACATGGTCCGGTACGCCCTCATGACCTATCCGGAGCTCCCGGACACGCACCCGGCCGTGATCGGCGCCGGGAAACGCGATCTGTCGGCCCTGCCCGCGAAAACGCGCCTTGAAATCGAGCGCGAACGTCGTTCATTGGCGGCCGAAAACCCCGATGGGCTCGTGGAGATGGACGACGATCTCGTCCCAGTGACCGGCATGGGCGATTTTGCCCTATACTAGCCGCGGAGGGACACGATGTTCGGGCGTACACTCGTCAAAATCCCCTTTCTCATCGACCTGCACGCGAAAATTGAGCGCCTGGGGGCCGAATCGCGCGCTCGGGACGCGGAAATTCAGCGACTCACGCTGGACAACAACGTCGAACGCCTCAAAGTCATCAATCTGGAGCGCGACAAGGCCGAGTGGCGGGCTGAAGAGCTCGCGCTGCACAAATCCACGGCCGCCATGCGCGCGATGAACGATATGTTGCGCCTCGAAGTCAACGTCCTTCGTGAAAAAGAGGGAGCGTTGCTCGCGCAGCTCATGCCGACGCTCAAAATGGCGGTCCCGAAGGTCGAAACCGACGATTCTTTGCTCGCCGGCACCGATATGTTCTCGGATATGGGCGATCGGGAAGCCGAGCGTGTCTTCGCGGGCGGCACCGAGCCCCAATTCAGTACACCCACGCCGCCGGGCGACGTTCACGCCTCCACCCCGAAGATTCCAGGAGTCTAATCATGCTTACCTCGCGTCGTCAGCTCGAAATCGCGCTGCTCTCGATGACCGACGAGTCGTTTGGGCTCGTCGTCATGCAGCTCTGGACCAATCCCGTCACGAAGCACAATCCGACGTTCCCGGACGGGCAGGGCGGCTACACGCCTGAGTCTCGCGCCAGCATGGCGGCCGTGGCCAAGGCCGCCGACGCGTACATCGCCGCCTCCGGGCGCTGATACACTCTCGACGTCATCGGGCGTGGGGGCCGGAATGCGGTTTCGGCCGTGTCCCTCCGGGAGCGCCTGACTGGTAGTCACGGACGGCTGCACGCCTCGGCCCCCCGTCCCCGTCCGTGCAGCTTCTGCTATCCTCTTGCGCCATGGCGATCAACGTGGCGCCCCCCAACGTCGGCCCGGAACCGGGAAACTTTGCTGCCGCGGCGAAGACGGCATTTCAAGCGCTCTTTCCCCCCGAGCCTAACCAGGACGAGTCCCAGACGCCGGATGACCACCCGGCCGACGGTACGCCCGAGCCTGACCCGTACGACCTGACCGACCAACAGTTGGTCCAGCTCTTCGAAGACACGAAGAGCATGTGTGAACCCGGCCGCGAGATTTTCGAGTACGGCTGGTGGCGCAATCTCCTGTACTTCCTCAACCGCCATTGGATCTACTGGAACCCCACGTCCCGGCAGTTTCAGGACAAGCGGCTGGCCAAGTGGGTACCGAAGCCGGTCACCAATCTCATTCGGCGTACGGTGCTCATCGTGCGCGCGGCCATGCAGGCTCTGGATCTGAGCGTCACGGTACGCCCCAACGGCGCCAAGCCGGCCAACATCCTCACCGCGCAAACGGTGGACGATCTCGAACCGGCCATCCAGGAAGAGCACAAGATCACCGAGTGCTTCCAGGAGTCGGACTTCACCACGGCGCTCTTCGGGGATGCGTTCCTCCACGCGTACTGGGATACATCCGACCCGTCGAATACCGCCATCACGCAGCTCTGGCGCTGCAGCGTCTGTCAGAACATCGCCGACGATGGCCAAGTCACGGCCGCCGGACAGAAGTGCCCGACGTGTGGATCCCAGATGCTGCTCGAAGCGGGCGAAACCTCCGTCCCGATCGGCGCCGGCAAAACCCTCGTGGCCACGCCGCTGGAGCTTCTGATCCCGCTCTACGTCCAGAACTTCAACGATTGCGACCGCCTCATCTACATGACGTGGCGACCCGAGCATCAAGTCCGCGAAGAGTACAGCGACCTGAAGGCGGGCGATGGCAAGCCGCTCCTGGACAAGCTCGCATTCGGGAAGGCCGGCCCACAACAGCGTTCGCTCCAGCTCTACAAGGCGATCGCCACGACGTCCGATCTCACGCTCTCGCCGTCGACCTGGGGCACCACGACGTTCACCGGGCAAGTCAACGGCTGCAGCGAATTCCATTTGTGGATTAAGCCCTGCAAGACGTACCCGAAGGGCTTTTACTGCCGCTTCGTGGGCGACTCGGCGGTCCAGCCGGTACGTCTCGTGGACGACCAGGGCCAGCCGCTCGACTTCTCGATCCCGTACACCCGAAAGCGCGACGGGGCGCCGATCTGGCCATGGGTCAAGCACGCCTACGAACCGATGAAAGGGCGCCTGTACTCCCAGTCGGCGGTGGATTCGATCATCCAGAAGAACGACCAAATCAATCAGATCGACTCGTCCATGCAGATGTCGTTTCAGCGCATGGGCAATCCGATCTGGCTCGAACAGAAGGGCGCCGCCGTGGAACGCTTCACGGGTGAACCCGGCATCGTCGTCCGCTGGCAGGCCGTAGGCAACGGCGGCAAGCCCGAGCGCATCGACGGGATCCCGCCCTCATCCGGCGCGATGGCCATGCGCGAGATGCTGTGGAACGACGCCGAGAAATTGACGGGCACGTCCGATGCCTTCCAGGGCCAGAAGCCCTCGGGCGTTGAGGCGTACGCGGCGCTCAATTTGCTCAAGGAGCAGTCCCAGTCGTCATTTACCACGACGTTCTCCGCTCGCGCCAAGGCGTACCGCGACTGGTTCGAAATCGCCTTGGAGCTCGAACGCAGCTACGGCCCCACTGCGCGCACCCGCGCCGTCATGGGCCCCAACAAGGCGTGGACGTTCCAAACCTTCCAAAAAGCGGACCTGACGGGCGACGTCTCGATCCTCATGGAAGACGGCTCGAACGTGCCAAAGACGGCGTTGGCAAAGCGGGCCGCCCTCGAACACGGCCGCGCGTTGGGGGTCGTCAACGCGGCCCAGCCCGACACCGCTTCCGCCATTCTCACGGAGCTCGGCATCACGAACCTCGCGCCCGCGCTCGATGCCGACGCGAAATCTGCCCTGGCCGAGCAACAGGCGTTCGAAGACTGGGTGGCCAGTGGCCGTACTACACCGTGCCCGCTTGTCGTGGAACCGTGGCACAACGATGCGCTCCATTTGACGTTCAACCGGCAGTGGATGAACGGGGACGCCGTGCGTCAGATTCTCGCGGGCCTGCAGCCCCAGGACGCCATGATGGTCCGTGGGATTCTGCAACAGCATCTGCAGGAACACGCGATCAAAGTGCAGCCGCCGCCCGAGATTCCCAAGGTCGTCGTCAACATCGAACCGTCCAAGGATCTCGATCCCACGCAGCCCTGGTATGCCGCGGCCGTCAAGCTGGCGGGCGTGCAGACCGTGGCGGCGCCCGGCACAGGTACACCCCAGACGGGTGGTCCTCCGGGGCCGGGCGGGACGCCATCGAACGCGCCCAACGCGCAAGGCCCGGCGGGTGCGGCGGCGGGACCGGCCAACTCGGCACGGGCGGCCGGGGTGACCCCCTCGGGGCCCCCAACTACGCCTCAGCCAGCGGTGCGCTGATCACAGATTTGTAATTCGTCAGGGATTTCCGGTATTCTCTCCCGCCAGTCGGCGCCACCGTTGCGCCGGGGAGAGAACCGAAAATGCGTATCCCGTTTTTCCGAGTGTTCCTGGACGGCGAAGGCGGCGGCGGCGCGGGGGCGGGAGCCCCAGCTGGCGGCGGATCCGGTGCGGCCGGGGCAGGGTCATCTGGAGGGGGCGCGGCACCCGCGGGCGGTACACCCGCAGCGGGGGCAGGGGCGGCCGGAACCGGCGCCGCGGGCGGGGCTGCAGCGGCAGCGGCCAAGCCGACATTCACGTACGACGACGACCGCAGTTCGTGGGTACCGCCCGATCGGTTGACATCCGTGGAAGCGCAGCTCAAGCGCGCGGCCGCGGATCGCGATCGGTTCCAGGCGATGCTCAAAGCCGGCGAGATCAACGTCAGCTCTACCAGCGAACCGGAAGACCCGCGTACGGTCGCCGCTCGGGAAGCGCTGTACAAAATCCTGCCGGCCCCCACCGCCAACTTCCTCTCGAAGCTCGACGCCAAGGGATTCGAACGTCTCGAAAAATTCCTGGCGATGGACCCGACGCAAATCACGGCGGCTCTGGAGGCCATCCCCGGCCTTCGCACGGGCGCCCAGGCGGAACTCAACCGTCAGGCGGGTCAGATTCTCGACACCCTCATGGCTGGCGTGGCGAAGGCGTACGGCGCCCCCAAGCTCACGAAGGAACAAGAGCAACTGGTGGCCAACGCATTCGAGAGCCATCTGCAGCGTGACCCGAAAACGATGGAACGCTTCATCAATCGGGATCCCGCGGTGGTCACTGAATTCATCACGGCATGGACGGCGGGCTTTGTGACGCCGTTCCGCCGCGAAGCCAACGCCGGCAACACCGACCAGTCCCGGACCAATCGACGTCTGCCCTCGCGGCCGGCGACGGGGGGACCGGGCGGCGGGGCC